ATAATATAAAAAATTAAAAATAATATAAAAAATTAAAAATAATATAAAAAATTAAAAATAATATAAAAAATTAAAAATAATATAAAAAATTAAAAATAATATAAAAAATTAATGAACAAAAACATAAATAAGTATTTAAGAGAATACAATACTAGACATACCATTCATTACACGTAAAACATTGTAATTAACAGCATAGATTTTTAATTTAGAAGCAGTAGCGGTTTGGTTTGTAGCATTAAAAGTAATATTCATTTTAACATTATCAATGCGTGAAAAATTACACGTTCCACTGGGTTGAAGGTCATAAGGTCTAAGAGCAAATGAATAACTGTAAATATATTTATCAGGACAGCATTTGAAATATTGATAAGGTTGAGTAAGACGAAAATATTTAGCAGGTCTTTCCGTAAATCTATCACCACCATTAAATAAAAGTTTCATACTTGTAAAAGTATCTTTATTTTCTATACTATTATCGGCTTCATATAATAAAGGTTGATTATTCTTACCCATACTACCTGTAGTTGTATATTTATTATTTGACATAACCCAATATAATGCTTTAACAGGATGCTTTAAGAATAAGTCTAATTTACTACTAGTATTACCAGCTTTAATATCTTCGGCATTTAATATTTGAACTTGTTCAATAAGATATTCATGACTTGATTGTATTGTTCTACGTTTTTCATCTGTATCTAAAAATACATAATCAACATATAATTTACAAGAACTAAAATCAGCAATTTTTCCTTTAGTATCAACAGGGGCAGAAACAGAAGCGACATCAGAAACAATCATATCAGCAAGTTTTGCAAACTCAAAATGTATTTCTACATCGTGATATTGAAGTGCTTCAACAGGTAATGCTAAACCAGGATTAGAGAACCAAAAATGAAGAGGAATATGTAATGTTAATTCATTATCAGCAAGAATATTTGTATCTGTTGCTCTATTACCAACCATTTCATCATAAGTATTACGTTTATCTTTTGTAACATTATATTGACTATGAATATCCATCCACTCACCAGATTGAGTATCAACAGTATATCCACCAATTTTAACAACTGCTGATTTTATAAGAGCATTACCAATACCATTAACCCAATTAACACGTGTGTTACCATCTTGTGTTTGATTTAATGCGGGTAATGTAATTTCTAAAACTGCTCCGGACATTAAATCTGCTTTACGTTCTATAACACTGTAAGTAGATTTACCAAAATCTAAATTTTGTTCGTTTCTAAAAAATTGTTGTATTGATTCAATTGAAAAGTTTGTGTGACGTCTATACACAACTTTGAAAAATGTAATTTGAGGATTTCCAGTTAAATAAACATCTTGTGCTCCAGAAGCAACTATTTGTAATAATCCACCAGCCATTTTTTATATAGATAATTTAAATTAGTTATTTATTAATAATACTATATTTTATTTATATATTATTTATATATTTTTTATAAATTAATATTATTATTTATTTATAAATTATTATTATTATTTATATATTTATTTATATTTATTTATAAATTAATATATTTATTTTTTCGCACAATTTATTTATTTAAATATTTGATTATATTAATAAAATTAAATAAATTATAAAATAATAATTAAACTTGTTTAACTATATTAGTTTAATTTTAATACAAATTATTAAAATGATAACATTAAATGAATTAAATTCTTCTAGACAATCAAATTATATTATTATATTTATATTATTACTTATATTTACTGGTAGTATTGTAAGTATTAAATATATTTATGGTGATACTACTAAAAAAGAAGAAAAAGAAGAAAATAAAACTAATGATGAAAATAAAGAAGATAAAACTAATAATGAAAATAAAGAAGAAGATAAAGAAGAGAATACTAATGATGAAAATACAGATTCAACATTAAAACAATGGGCAAGATTTTTAATACCTCTGTTTGCGATGGGTGCTTTTTTTGTAGCCTGTTGTATTATTTCTAAAATTATTGTGAATGGCAATCATCCTTTGTTAGATGCTCCTAGAGACCAATTTTCAGGTATTATCTTTATGTTTTTAGTAGCAGGTATATTAACTGTTTTAAATTTAACAGTATTAAAAGATATGAAATTAATTGATTATATTAAAGGTAAAAAATTCTCTGTGGTTGGAGTATTTATGGCTTTAGGTGTTAGTGCGATTGTTTTTGGTTTCTTAGATAATTTTGGAATGAAACTTGGAACAGATGCTCTAGATGATTCATTCCTTCAATTATTTTTAAGTCCATTCTCTGTTGATAGTAGATTTACAGAACATAGTGAAGTTATACAAGATAATTTAAAATATATGAATGTGTGGGCAAATAGTAAATGGAGAAGTGTTATTAATCACGTATTAAGATTTAAAGATGAAATTGCTGATGCTTCAAAAAAAAATAATAATTCAATGAAAGATTTAGTTAAAGATATAAAAGAATTTATGGATGATGGAGCATTACCATTAATTATACCTAAAGAAATAAAAGAAATGAATAGTAAAACTGCAGGCACACATGCTTTTATTAAAAATATAAAAGAAAAATATGATATTATAGATGGTTCTAAAGCGATGTTAGGTAATACATTTTCTGATTTTATAGGAGCCATCTTAGGAGCAGGTATTATTAATCTATTTATATATATGACAAGTTATGATAGTGTCTATACTGGTGATGATACAGTAGATAATAATTGGTTAATTACTAGTTTAAGCAAATATTCACCATTTATGGAAGCATTCTTTATAGCCATTGGTTGTTTAATACCTGTATTTCTTAATATTGCGATGACCCGTAGTAAATATAATCATACTAATAGAAATTCTTGGATTGTAGTTGGAGTTATTACTTTATTAATAGTTGTAATGATGTATTATAGTGCTTTTGGTATTAAAGATATGACATTGAAAGATAAGAAGAATTCTATAAAAAAAACTATGAATGATCTTAAAGATAGATTGGATATTACAAATAAACAAAATGATAAAACATTAAATAAAGATATTGATGCTTTTATTAATAGTTTGTAAATAAGTTTAATATTAACTTACAATTAAATTATAAAATATTATTGATAAATTACATTTTTAGTATCTAATCCAATCCATTCTGATTTATAATGTTCATATATTCTTTCAAGATGTATTGGATTTTTATGTATTGATGCCCCATGCATTCTTAATATATCTTTTGGATATAAAACGATTTTATTTTTAAAATTATTTATATATGCCCCCCACCATGATAATGTAGAATGACTTATAATATTATGATTACATAAAGACATACACCATAAATCTATATAATCTAAATTGTCTTCATAATAAATACACTCATTATTAATTACATTAAATTTATTTTTCAATTGTTTTATATCATCTGAAAATATATTAATTATTATTTTTTTATTATCTTCTATTTGTTCTGATATATTATTTTTAATATAATTTATTGCTTCAAAAAAAAAAGTAAATTTTTCATTATATTTTATATTACAACCCCAATTTAATCTTACATGAACAGAAATATTTATTATATTAGTATCAACTAAATGTGGATATTTATTATTTATTAAATTATAACTATTTAAATCCGGCTTAATTAATTCACAAATATCATTATAGTAATCATTAAAATATAAATGTGATTGTAAATAACCTGTTATATATATAGTATTAGTATTATTAGTTTTAATAAAATTTATAATTTTATTAGATACAGAAGAAGCCCCAGAACATTCATTTATTTTATATAATGGTTTATAATTATTATTAATAGTGATATCATCAATTGTATTTAGTGTATCGTCATAAAATTTTAAATTTCTATAAATAGTTTCACCATGATCTAAATTATATTTATTTTTTAATTTATTAATTTGTTTTTTTAAATTAATATTATTAAATTGTTTATTATATTTGCGTGCTAAACCATATCCGGCAAAAATTTGAAATAACGCATTCCCTAAACCGGTATTTGTTTTTGTTAAAAATGTAGAATCGTATTGTGTTAGATGTGTTATAATCATATTTATTTTATTTATATAAATTAAATATTTTTAAATTACTTTATTTATACGTAAATATTATATATATATAATATCTATATTTTTTAAATTGTAAAGATGTTTAATTTAAAATCAACAAGAGGGGATCATAAAATATTTGAGTATGATACTAATAAATTTAAATTTAAAGAATTTATTGAGAATTTATACAATACAAATGATTTAGAAAATTTATATAATTTATCCATAGATTATAATAATTTAAAAAATAATTTAAATAATGATTTTAATTTAAATGATATTGAAACTGATTTACATAAAAAATTTTATAATGAAATAAAAAGTAATGATAAATTTAAAACAATATATTGTTCATTAATAAAAGATATTTTTAATAATTTTTTTTTAAATGAAAAAATATTAATCTACCAATCTTATCCTAGTATTAGATTTCAATTTGAAAATAGTATAGCTGTTCCAGAACATTGTGATTCGGATAGTATTGGTAATCATCCATTAGGAGAAAAGAATTTTATACTACCAATTACTACAATGTCAAATACTAATAGTTTATATATAGAATCAAAACCTAATGAAGGTGATTTTAAATCAGTTTATTTAGAATATGGTGATATATTTTATTTTAATGGTAATAAATGTATTCATAAAAATGTTTCTAATAAAGAAGGTAAACTTAGAATATCTTTTGATTTTAGAGTAATATTAGTAAAAGATTATATAAATTATTTAAATAATAATATTACTTATACAAATCCAAGAGATGAAAATTCTAAAAGAACACCTATTAAAATGACAATTGGTGGATATTATCAAATTACATTTAAAGAATATAATATAGAACAAATGCTTGAATGGTATAATATACCAAATTTATTATTACAACATAGACCAACATTTGGAAAAGAAGAAGCATTATCATGTTATAATTATATGTCTGAAGATAATTTTATTACAGAACATAAAAAAACAATTGAATTAGAAAATATAATATGTAAATATTTAAATGTTAAAAATTGTATTATGACCACAAGCTGCACTACAGCATTAATTTTATCATTAATGTCATTAAATTTAAATAAAAATGATGAAGTAATTGTTCCAAATTATACTATGATAGCAACAGTAAATGCAATTAAACATTTAGGTTTAATACCAATTATTATTGATGTTGATTATGAAACATATGCTATAAATTTAAATGAAATTAAAAAACATATTACTATAAATACAAAAGTAATTATACATGTATCCATTAATAATAGATATAATAATTTATTTGAAATTAATAATTATTGTAAGGATAATAATATTTTTTTAATAGAAGATGCTGCACAATCATTAGGTTGTAAAATAGATGATACTTATTTAGGAACAATAGGTGATATTGGTTGTTTTTCATTAAGCACGCCAAAAATAATAAGTTCGGGACAAGGTGGGTTTATTGTTACTAATAATGATAAAATTGCTAAAATAATATCTAAAATTAAAAACTTTGGAAGAAAAGAAAGTGGTAAAGATATATATGAAATATTTGGTTTAAATTTAAAATATACTGATATACAAGCAGTTATAACAATAGAACAAATGAAAAAATTAGATTATAGAGTTAAGCGTATGAGTGAAATATATAATTTATATTATAATAATTTAAAACATGATATAGAAATTATTAAACCATTATATGAGGGATGGCATCCCTGGTTTGTAGATATATATTGTAAATCAAATTTATTTAGAAATAAATTAATTGATTTTTTGAGAAAACATAATATACAAACAAGAGAATCATATGGTGAAATAAATAAAACTAATATTTATTATGATTCAAAATATATGAAAGGTAGTTCCAAAGTTTCAAATTGTTGTTTATTTTTACCATCATATATAACTATATCAGATGAAGAAATTAATTATATTTGTAAAATTATAAAATTATATATATATGGAAATGAAGAATTTATATATAGAACTTTAGAAAAAAATGATTTTAAAGATTATTTATATTTAATGAATTCATTTAGAAAAACTAATATTGATGTAGATAAAGACTATTTTGATAATATATATAATACTATAATTATAAATAATAGCACAATTATAGTATGTGAGTTTATGGGTAAATTAATAGGAAGTATTACAATTTTAATAGAACAAAAAATAATTCATAATTTTGCTCTATATGCACATGTAGAAGATGTTTTTATTCATGAAGATTTTAGACATAAAAAAATAGGAACAGAATTAATAAAAGAAGCATTAAACTATTGTAAAAAAATAAAAGTATTTAAAGTATCTTTAAATTGTAGTGATGAATTAGAAAAATTTTATTCTTTAAATAATTTTGAAAAAAGACAAATAAATATGTCACAATTATTATAATATTATTTAATTTTACATTTTTTACAAATTAAAAATAATATAAAATTATATTATAATAATTTTATTATAATAATTTTAATAATTTAAATTATAAATAAATTAAATAATGATTACTATTTATATAACTGGTGGTTTAGGTAATCAAATTTTTCAAATTGCATGTGCTTTAGGTTTAAGTTATAAAACAAATAATAAATTAATAATAGGTAAAAATTTAATTACACCAAACAGTCATCAAAAAAATAATAAAGAATTAACAGTATCTATATTAAAAAAAGTATTTCCAGAATTAACTATAGTAGATAATTTAGATATTTCATTATATTATTATTATAAAGAAAAAATTGGTAAAGGTTTTAATTATAATAATATATATAATGAATTAATTAATATTTTTAATAATAGTAATAGTAATAATAATAATTTAGAAACTATGAATATAGTATTAAAAGGTTATTTTATAACAGAAAAATATTTTGAAATACCTTTAAAATGTTGTATTGAACTTACACCTAACACAAATTACTATAAAGAAATAACACAAAATTTTGAAAATACTTATTTTATTCATATTAGATTAGGTGATTATGTAAATCATTCTTTATATAAAATTCAATTACTAAATTATTATAATAATTGTATTAATAATATTATAAATCATAATTCATTATCACAATTTATTATATGTTCTAATGAATATGGTTCTAATTTAGATAATTATATTAATAAATTTCCAAAAAATAATAATAATAATAATAATAATAATAATAATAATAATAATAATAATAATAATAATAATATAAATTATATAATTCAAGATAAAAATAATGATGCTCTAGATACATTATATATAATGAAATCTTGTAAAGGTGGTATTTGTTCCAATTCTACTTTAAGTTGGCTAGGAGCATATTTTCAAAAAATTAGTAATAATAATGAAAATGAAAATAATCAAACTAAATTAATTTTTATGCCATATCCTTGGGTAAATTTTATAAATGGATTTACACAAAATAATATTAAAGATGTTTATCCAAAGTGGGCACATGTATATGATACTATAAATAGTAAATTTATATAAAATATTTTATTAAAATATTATTAAAGATTTTAATATAAACTATTAGAATAAATCAGAAATAATAGTCCCATAACCATTACAATATTTATAAAATAACTCTTTATTATCTTTATAAATATGAGTTAATATTACTTGATCTGTCCAAATATCATCTTTATCTATTAATTCTAAATAGTTTCTATATATAGAAACTAATTTATTTATAATATTTTTATGTAAAATATATGTACCACTTACGTGATGATATAAATGATAATTATATTTTTTAAATTTATTAGTATACTCATTATTATTTGTTGAACAATATATAAATTTGTCTCTAGGTAATTTATTTAATTTATTTATATCTGGAAAAATAGTTGAAGGTGGTGGTTTATTTCTGTAAATACATATACCAGCATCTATCCAACAAAAATATTCTGATAAAAAAGGATTTATTTCTAATGCACGTTTAATTAAAAATATTTTTTCATTCCATATTAAATTAAGTTCAATTGAAGGACAATGTTGAGGATGAGTAATCATTTTATCTTTATATTTGTAAGTTGTAAAATCTTCAATATTAATTTCAATATAATATGTAGGTAAATTATTTCTATAAAGTTTAACTAATTCTATACTTTCTTTATTACCAAAAAAAATATAAGGACAATTTATTTTAAGAGTATTATTAAACCAATTATTAAATTGATTTCCATGTTTATTTTTAATAGTCCAATAACCAGATACACACGTTAATTTGCTATTATTATTCATAATATTATAGTATAATTATATAATATTATAGTATAATTATATAATATTATGAATAAAAACGCATTTTGAATTATAATAAAATATATAATTATAATAATGGTAGTTTAATAAATATAAAATAAATATAAAATAAATATAAAATAAATATAAAATAAATATAAAATAAATATATAATAAATATAAAATAAATATAAAATGGAAAAAGTATCAGTTATAATTCCAACATTCAATAGATTTAAATATTTATTAAATACTATTGACTCTGTAAAATCACAAACTTATTCTAATTTAGAAATTATAGTAATTAATGATAATTCAACAGAAAAAGAATATTACGAATATGATTGGGTTGGCAATAATATAACAATTATACATTTAGAACAAAATTCTAAAAATAAATTTAATTATCCCTGTGTAGGTTATGTTAGAAATAAAGGTATTGAAAAATCAACAGGTGTATATATAGCATTTTGTGATGATGATGATATTTGGTTTCCAAAAAAAATAGAATTACAATTAAAAGCAATGAAAACAACAGGATGCGATATGTCTTCTACGGATGGATTAATAGGAAAAGGTATTTATGATAAAAATACAAAATATAAAAAATTTAATGAAGAACATAATTATAAAACTATACAAAATATCTATAGAAGTAAAAATAGTAATTTACTAGAAAATGGATTTCCTAAAATATGGACATTAGATTTTTTAAAAATTAATAATTGTGTAATAAATAGTTCTGTTATGGTTAAAAAAAATATTTTAGAAAAAGCTGGTTTAGTACCTTATGATAGAAGAGGTCAAGATTATAAGTGTTGGCTAAATGTTTTAAAATATACAAATAGTATATATTTAACTGATATTTGTGTTTATTATGATTCTAATCATGGTGCAGGGTCAAATCATTAATCTACTTTTTATATATTTTAGCTTTTATTTTTTGATTAGATTATTTTATAATATTTTTTTTTATTATATTTTGTATTATTTGAATTTTTTTTAATTTTTGTTTATCATTATCTCTATAAAATAGAAACTATAACACACATATTTTTATAATTTATATTATATTAACTATAAAAAAGAAGGATATATATCTAATTATATATTTACTTTTATAATTTCAACATTTTTATTTATAGTTTCTATAGATATAATTTTATAATATAAATTATTTAATCCATTTTGCATTATATATTTAATTTTAATACTATCTATTAAAGTATTGAATATATCATACTCAAAATGTGTTTTATCACTAAATAAATTATCCATTTTTCTATCATTTATATCATTTTTAACTGTTATATATTCATTTATATTTGAACTATTACGTCTTAAATATTTAAAAATAGGTATCCTCATATATTCAACTCTATTCTGTAATGATTTATCTTCAACACCCCAACCCCAAAAATTATTAGGATAACCATTAATTTTCTCAAATATAGGTTTAGTAAATTTAATAACTGTTCCTAATGTTTCCCCAGGAGGTGTATAAATACCAATCATTGTATTATCTTTAATAGATGTATAAAATTCTTTTACACATTTTTCATTAGGATAAACATCAACATCATGATTATAAAAATAATTACATTTATCTTTATATTCATTAAAACCTATATTTAATAACATACCTCTATTAAATAATTTACCTTCTTCTTGTTCTACAATAACCACTTTAAAAGGTTTTAAATATTTTTCAAATAATGGGATCACATCTTTAATAAAGAGGTCTAAATGTTCTTTACGATCTCTATATGGAATAATAATAACATTTTCAAATTCAATATCTGACATTTTTTATAATAATATAAAATAATTAAAATTATAATATAAAATAATAATTTAATGATTATTAAATATAATATTATTTTTAACTATAGTATTATTTTTATATTTAAATAAAATAAAAATTAAAAATTTATAAAAAATAAAAAAATTTAATAAATTTATAATAAAAAATAATTAATAGTATCTAGAAAACTATTTAATATTATCTATAAAACTATTTACTAGTATCTAGAAAACTATTTAATCTTTTTTAGATTTAGTTTTCTTAGATTTTTTAGATGATTTAGATTTCATTTTTCTACTAAGTTTTACTTTTTTAGTTTTTGAGACAGAGCGACGACTACGCATACGTCCTGAAGTTTTACGAGATTTAGAACATTTTTTTGTGGGAATAATTTTAACTGGTGTGCATATCATATCATATTTATAAGTGCGTTCACCAATAACTAATGGTGTGTCTTTTTTAACACGACGGCATTTGTAAGCATACAATTTGTGTTTAGAACCTTGTGTAGTTTCACGAACTTCAATGTAAAGAGCACATTGACCTTTAATTTTTTTAACTTCACACAGACCTGTAAGGGCTTTCATAGCAGCACGTTGAGCACTATGACCAATTAAACGAGCATCATAATCTTTGCGAGAAAACTTGGTTTTACAACCATCTATATGATAGGCGTTATTTATGGCAAATGAACGTTTACCTGTATCTTTAAGAGAACGAGAACTAGTTGAAAACATTTTACTATATTATTTAATGATATATAATTATATACTTATTTTATAATTAGATAATCTTTTTTTATTAATTAGAATAAAAATAAATAAAAAATAAATAATTATAATTATAAAAAAAAATAAAAAATAAATAATTATAATTATAAAAAAATTAATAATTATATTAAATAATTATATATAAATATAGTAATATATAATTTATTAAATTAAAAAATAAAATGTTATTGGAAAAGTGTTGTATTACTATTTTAATATTATTACTCATATTTTTATACCTTTATTCTAAAAAAGAAAACTTTGAAGATGATCAAACAACTCAATCAAATTTACCTATTAGCACACAATTAAGAAATGAAATTGGAACTTTATTAAATATTTCACCTTCTCGTATCAGTAATTTAGATTATGAAGGTAATTTAATAATGAATACATTAAAAGTTCATTTTGATATTCATGATAATAATTTAGACGAAACACTTAATAATGAAAATTCTAAAATGGAAGCACAAAAAATAGTTGATAATTTAATTCTTACTGATAAATTTATTGTTAGTATTAATAATAGAACTGTTATATTACGTAAAATGCTACCTAAAACTAAAACAACAAACATAGACAAATCTAGATTTTTTGATAATGAAGGATTAAAAGAAATAAGTAAATATGCTAAAAATAAATATATATCTGTTCCTAATGATGAATCTTTAACTAAATTTTATACTCTTGGTTTTGATAAAGATTATAATCTAGAACCTAAACTTTAAAAAAAATATTGTTTTTATGTTTATTATATTTATTATGTTGATTATGTTTATTATTTTTTATTTTTAAAATTCTTTATAATGTAATTCTAATTCTAATGAACCATCCGGCTTATACCAAGATAAAATCACAAGATAATGTGTAATAACATCAGGGCGGTTTAATATTGTTCTTACACTATTACATTGTTTTGTTGCTAACTCAATACCTCTATAATAATCAGAGTTTCTTACTGATGAATGAAGAGATTTAATTTCAACAGGTATTAAATTTGTTGAAGATACTAATAACCCATCAGGAGCACAACTTTTTTTTCCATTATGAATAAGACCTGTATCTATCCAACTATAATCTTCATTCTTTAATCCAATAACAGAAGGAGAAAATAATTCTTGAATAATCATTTCTGTTATCGAACCTCTTATTAAATTATATGTAGCTTGTAAAGTTTCACCAATATTGCCTAAATCAGTTCCACCTGGATATAATTTACGTAAAGCAAACCATTCATCGGAACGTTGTGCTATCCAAACAAATTGTTCATAGTTTGTTTTGCCTAACAATGTAAATAATTTAAGCCTATCACCAAGTGATGATACAGGTGTTTGAAATAATTTATTTAAACTAAATGAAGAAACATCATATACTTCCTTATACAATAATACAAATTCAACCCATAATTTCTCAAAGGTTGAATTTGGAACATTGGGAGATTCAAAAAATGCCTTTAATAAATCTTCAGGGAAATGTAGTTCTTGTTCTATAATAGTCTTAAGTAAAGTATTTTTTGTAATAGTCATATATGTTGGCTTTACAGACGCAAAATGATTAGCAACAATAACACAATACTTTTGATGTAAAAATCGTATTGTATCTTCTGTATTATCAATATCAATACGTCCTTTGTTTCCTCTAAATAAAAACCACAAAAGTTCATCAGTAAGGTTTTCACGTTCAGGGAAAAGTTTGCCTGTCTTTATTGCCAATTGTTCTTTGGTATATTCATATTGGTTATCAACTAATAAAATAAGTTGGCAAAACTTCATAGTTAATGATTTCCATAAATCTTTCCACTCTTTAGTAGTATTAATATTTACTAAATCTAAGTTACCTAAAAAGTCTTCTAATACTGTAAATTGAATCATAGCATCTGTTCCATTTTGATAAGCTTCTTGTTTTGAACTTCTAATTTTTTCATAATCTGGAGTTAAGCTCTTCAAATTATCTAAAATAAACTTAGAAATGGCACGAAGCTTGTCAAAAATACTAACCTCAATTGTTTGTAAATGAGGTATGGGATATTTTTGCTTATGATAGTGGTGTGTTAAATTAATAATATTAGCAATTTCAGCCCCACCTTTCATATTAGCAATGATATGACCTTCTTCATTAACACAAAGAACATTAATATCCAAATCATCAATAGATGCAATATTATATCCAGCATCTCTTAATTCAGTCATTAAAGTAATTAAAAGAGTTGGAGATAATTCTAATGGCTTGCCATCCTTAATATTTTCTTTTGTAACAAAAACAACAACATCAATATCTGTAGATCCAGGACATCCAATAACAACCCAAGAAATATAAAATTGTGTATATAAATCATAAGTGGTTATGTGTATTTCACCAATCACAGATATTATATTCTTTAATGTTTTAATT